GGCGGGCCTTCAGCCTTCCTTGGCATCGTTCTTCCCGGAGGTGATCATCACGTCGATTCTGAACTCCGGAACTGTGGTGGCAAACATCCAGATCGATTATGCGAGTTCCACCGGGAATCAACTGGTGTTCGCAAAGGGATCGATTGCCGGAACGGGCGGCACGCTGCTGTTTACTGTTCGCAAGCCGCATAGCATCGGGCTCTAACGGAGGTTGAAGTATGGCCTTCACGGAGCGAGAAGTAATCATTGCAAATCCAGCGCGGCGAAAGGCGCGAAAGGGAAACATGACAGCCAAACAGATCAAGTTTTTCGGAACGAAACGCCAGAAAGCCGCGCTCAAGGCGAAGCGCAGCAGCGCGGGCAAGAAGGCCCATCGCAAGGCGGCGAGTCGTTCTAAATCGAATTCTGCGCATCGGAAACGCACACCGAAGCGCAGCAACCCCGGCGAGATCATCTCGTTGACTCTCGGGAATCCAGCGAAAAGGAGAAAGTCAGTGGCAAGTACGAAACGCAAAAAGAAAGCCACGGGGCGGCGACACGCGAGCGCTGGACCCCGCATGAAGAAACGGACCAATCCAGGGAGGCGCGGGCATCGTCGCCGGAGCAATCCGGCCGGCGTGGGCCTCAACGTCACAGACCTGGTTGCACTGGGCGGTGGCGCCGTAGTCGGCGGTACGCTTCCCACGGTCGCAACGCAAGCCATTCTAGGCGCCAAGAACTCGGGAGCGATCGGGTATCTGGCGAACCTGGCGGCAACGTTTGTTCTCGCCTGGGGCGTAAACCGCTTCAGCAAGGGCAAGACGGGGCACACGTTCTCGATGGGTATTATCGCGGGCGGCATCGGCTCGGTGATCAAGCGAGCAATCACGGACTACTCAATCCTGGGTAGCTTCGGGCAGCAGCTTGGCATGGGCGATTACATGGTGTCGAACTGGGTCACCCCGCAACGCATGGTGGACGGGCTCAATTCGGCCATGGTGGAAATCCCTGGCGGCGGCTGGGGCGCTCCGGCCATGATCGCGGCTCCGGCTGGCGCGGCGGGCGGTATGGGATGCTACGGCCCTCCGTTGTACGGGTAGGCAAAATACCGGCAATATTTTGCCGGTTTGTTGACAACATTCCGGGCGCGGATCTCGTAAGCCGCGCCCAACACTTCAACTCTGGCAAGCGGGCATCGCAAAGAAGGCGCAAGGCTCGCGGGGAAATTAACGACAATGGGAATGTACGACGGCTTTTATATCGCGGGTGACAAGAATCGGCCCGTCCCGACGATCAAGGTTGCAGGGCGCGACACGGGGGCGCTGGATGTCAACTCGCTTATCGCGAACATGGTGGACCGTACGCCGTGGGCGTGGTATGACACGCTGAAGCTGGCCCCTGGCGCGACTGTGGTAAGCAGCTACACGCTGTTCCAGCAGCAGAAGGGCACCCCGGATCAGTACAACGGGAATCAGACCAAGACCTTCGTTGAGACGAACATGCTCAACGGCGGATCGTTCAACCCTCCGTACGATCTGTTGTTGCAGCGCATCGGTGTGGAAGTGTTCGCGGACTCGACGCTTTACGATATCGAGCAGATTTTCAAGTTCTCGTACCTGGAACTCTCGATTCAGGAAAAGACGTTCTTCCGCGGACCGCTGCAATGGTGGCCCTCGGGCTCCGGCATCTCCGGCATGACCACGAAGCAGAATGAGTCTTCCTGGGTCAACGGCTCGCCCAATCCGTACGCCACCCGTTCCTTCGGCAATTTTTCCCGGTACATCGCTCCGCTGATGAACTTCGCGGTCACGATTTACTTCCCGGAGACGGTCGGAGCGGCGACAAACACGGCTGCCGGCGCGACTACGAACCTATCGGCCGCGCAGATTGCCAACGGCCAGACGGCGGCGGCGCTCCCGATCCTGAATACTCAGGGACAGGGCGGCTCGGGCGTCTGGATGAAGGTCTATCTCGATGGCCTGGTGGATCGTCCGGTTCAATAGGAATCGGCGCTTTCGCTCACAAGACAGGGCCGGGGTAACGAACTCCGGCCCTCTACTTGCAAATGTCTTTTACATGCCTCAACCTGATAACATTATGGCCATTTTCCTATCCGCGAATACAATCATGCTGCTCGGATTGGCCGTGGTTCTTGGTCGCTATTTGCAGCGTGTGGACTCCGCAGAAAGAGCGATTCAGACGATTCAGAACGGTAAAGTGGATGTTGCCATGGCGACACTCGCGACTCAAGTTTCCTTTCTTTCCGCTGCCGTTGCCGACATGCAAAAACAAATGCAGCGGATCTCAGATTATTTAATGATTCAACACCCAAAACAACAGCACTCGGAGAACGGAGACTAATGTACCTCCCTGGCTTTCCAACTCCGATACCTGGCGGCATGGGGCCGGATCAGGAGTACGCGGCGTCCAACCCTCCGCGCAATTCGATGGATGCGCCCTCGCCGCAAGAAATGGCCGATAACTACTCGTACCTGTCGAACTGGGGCGCGGCGGTCGCACGGGCGGAACTCGCGCCACGGCAAGCGGCGGAAGTGGCGCAAGGCGGACGGCCCGGTAACTTGCAGGCGTTTGGCGACTCGGCAAATGCAGCGCTTGGGATGGGGCCGGCCGATCTCTTGCAGGAGATTGCAGCGGCTCCGAAGATTGGCCACAAAGACGAGTATCAGACGAAAGCCTGCCCGCAGTCGGACTCGAATGCAAACGTCTGCCCTCCGGTCTCCAGCGCTCCAGGATGGGGCAATTCGGGCATCTCGTTTCCTGGTCCTAAAGTCTGCAATCCGGTACTTTCTTGGATTTCCAGCAACCCGTGGTTGTTTGTGGGCCTTGTGGTGGCAGGTGGGATTGCGTTAGATTCACTCATGAGCGACGGCAAGTAATGCCAGATACATTCTACGAACGCCACCACGATTACGTAATGGACGTGGGCAATTCCTTTGCGAACACGCCTTGGCAGCAACAAGCCACGCTGGGGACGCTGGTAGCAGGCCGGCAGTACCCCGGCATTCCGCTCACGCTGGAACTTGACGCTCCTTTCATTCTTCGGGGCATCGCAGCGCGTATGCAGTGGGATCTTGAGACGGGACAGAATGACCTGTCGCAACTCTACTTTCGGCTGAAGCGGGCGAACACGCGCTACACCTGCCCTGTGGATCAGTGGCTACCCTTCGAAGCATTTGCGCGGATCTACGGACAGGGCGGGAATCCGGGAATCATCTGGCCACACGAAGGCTATCCGCAAGGCGGCGTGATCGAAGTAGACCTTTGGAACAACGGGGCGGAAGATTTGGCGGGCGTGCAACTCGTTTTCCGCGGCGTCAAGCGCTGGGCGACGCCGCGGCCTTGCTTGTACCCTTCCAACATTTCGCGGGTGTTGAACTGGACGCGCTCTGTGAAGTGGGCTGGTATCGGCGTCTCCGGCCCTACGGCGCTTCAGCGAATCACGCTCAAGCCGATTACGGACGCCGATTTCGTCTTGCGCCATATGCAGGCGGGCTCGGTCTACAATCCGAACGCTCCGGACGCTTTCTTTCGGGCTCGCAACGTGTGGGCGCTGCTGCGAGACGATCAGGACAAGCCTTTCGCCAATGCGCCAGTGGACATCAACATTCTCTGCGGACAGGGGACCATGGCCACGGCAAGCGGCCTCGATAACTCCCAGCAGTTCGGCCCGTTCCATCCCGGTCTACTCTTTCCAGAGATCTACATTCAACGGAATCAGGCGTACTCGCTGGATGTGCTGCGGGATGACTCGGCGTATGTCGGACAGGCCGGATTGGGAGCGGTACGAATGGATTTCGCTTTAGGCGGAATCAAGGTGTTTGCGCAATGATCATCAAGGCTCCGTCGCTCTCTCCGCTCTACCTTCAGCAGTTTACCCGTGAACTCTGGAGCGAGTATGACGCCTATATCATGGCGCAACTCGAACCGGCAATTCGGGACGGGTGCTATGAGCCCAAAGTCTATAAGTCGCCGGATATCACGCAGGAGGTAATTGCCTCCGCAGGGTATGTTGCCCACGGCCTTTCCTTGACGCCTGGCGCTCTCCTACTCGGGTTCGTCTTTCCGCTGACCTCGCCCACGTCAGACGATTTCACGCAGGTGCAAATCCAGATTGAAGATGTGGGATTGCAGCATAAGCTATTCAGCGAACCGATACCCTGGTACTTCCTGTCAAACATGAAGCTCGGGATGCCGAATCTGATGTGTGTTCCCCATCCGATCGTGGTACCCGGCCGCTTGATGGTGGAATTCTGGAACGTCTCAGACGAAGAACTGCGGACGCAGCTTCAATACATCGTTCTGGAACCAAAGGCTGGGTTTGCAGCGGAGCAAGCGAACTGCGGGCGCGGGCTTTCCGGGTACGGCGACAATCCCAGCGCGGAACTTCAGGCAATCCGGCTCGCGGATCTCTGCCTGTCGCGTTGCGGCCGGCCGATTCCCCCTACGGGCCTCGCTTCAGTCGATCTCTATAAGGGCCTCTTCTATCAAACGGTAGTCGGGAATCAAGAGACACAGCAGCAGACCTTGGAGAACACGGGGGACACAACGTTTTTCCTTCGTGCAATCTCCGGCATCCCGGCGCCCTCGCTGGTGTATGTCCAGTTTCAAATGCCGAATGGTCGGACGTTGCAGCAGACCTTGCGGCCTTTCACACAGAACTGCGGCGTGGGCTCCAATCGGCAGTTGATCGATCCGGAAATACCCATCGAACCGGGCGAGAAAATCACCATTACCGGCGATACCTCGATCAACAACCCCGGCACAGACCAACCCTTCTCAGTTCTCCTTGAAGGGTCGGAGCGCTTCTATCTCAAGCCGAATCGAGCCTTTGAACGCCGGGTGTTTCAGTCGGAGCGGACGGCGACACTCCCGCGCATCTGGAACACGCGAAACCAGAATCCCATGGCCCCTCGGTGGATGACTCCCGATTTTCCAGGGGAAGGGGAGTCTTTTGTCTACACCACGTCTGAAGCAGTGTTTGCAGTCCCATCGGCGGGCGGCGGATCGAATAATAAAGTTCAAGTCCCAACGGAAGTCGGCTTTCACTTCTGGATGCGGCGATTCTGGGCGGTCTACACTTTTGACGATCTCACTTCGGGCACGCCTTACATTCGGGTCCGTGAAGGCTCCGGACGCCGGTTGCACGATGATTATGTGAATCTCGACTCCCAGAACGGACAGACCTACCCGGAATGGTGGTACGTGGCTCCAGGACGCGATATCATTGTTGACTTGAACATAGTCGATTCATCCGGAGCGGGCAATATCACGGTCCAGTACTTCTTTGAGGGAGTGCGGCGGGGGATCGGCGCGTGAGCGTAGCAACCAAGTCCGATCGCGCGAAGGTCAACGCTGAGCCTTGCCATTGTGTACGCTGCGGCGAGTGCGGCGGAAATGGCAACGTACGAGTTGACGGGTTGGCCGATTTTGACCTTGAGCCTTGCGAGGGTTGCGGCGGGTCCGGCATCACAGAGATTTGCGACCGTTGCCAACTGCTTAAAGACTTCGACTACGAGGATAATCTGTAATGCCTCGGATCTACACCGAACAGCGATCGGATGGCCTGTGGCAAGTAGTTGCGGAGTGGGATCACTGGGAAACAGTGAAGGCGGGTCCGATTGAAACGCAGGAGCGGGCCGAAGATGTAGCGGAGTTCCTGCGAGATCAGATTGAACAAGTTTTGACGCTGGAGAATGCAGCGTGAAGCTATACACAACAACAGCGAAGCGGGCGGGTTGCGCGGCGCTCCACGGGTACCCAGTCCATCGGGACGGAGCGCGATTGTTCGCAATGAGGGGCGGCGTCTTCACGCGATTGTTCCCCTGCCGCTATAACTTTGCTGAAGGGTGGGCCTAATGTATCGCCCACACTTTCCTTATTCTGCTCCCCCTCCTGGGTGTCACGATGAACCGTACGAGTATTTTTACGATTCGTCGGTAATGCAGGGCGTCTCCGTCGCGGCGCTGGCCTACTACTACTCGATCCTGTTTGCGCTGGACAAAGACGCGGAATTCAGATGGCGCGGGGTGAAGGTTGGCTTGCAGGATGTCTCTGTGCCTCTGGAAGTCCAGTGGAAGAACGCGGCGGGTGATGTAATGTCCGACGTCGTTTCCAACACCGTGGGGGATCAGGCGACAATCAACACCTCCCTGTACGCGGTAGGATCTGGCTTCACTCCCAACTTTGGCGGGTTTGCGGTCGCCTGGGACGAAGAGATTGTCTGTCCACCTGGCGCGGTGCTGGAATCGAACTGGTTCAACGCGAATGCAGCGGCGGCGGTGATCCTTCCCAGTTCCGTTACGCTGCTGGGCGTCAAGCGATTCTATGGGGGGCGGAAGTCGTGACAACCACAACGCACTACTGCCACGATTGCGGCGCACAGGTGCGAGCGCTCACGAACCTTGTCCCTGGCGGCGTCCTGATTCCGGCTGGGATCGATCCACGCGGGAGAAATCTGCGCTGTGATGCGTGCCAAGCAAAATGGGATGATTTGACGCGTCCGAAACGGGCGAGTGTTCTTCTCGGCGGAAAGGCGGTCGCATGAATCAGCCGGCCCTACTCACCGGCCCTCAAGCCGTACGCGCTGCGAGCTCCATGCGTCGATCTCCGGCGCCTGCTCAGCCTGTTCCATTTCCTTGGGACTTGGCACCCAAAGACTCGCGACCGGTCTACGAACACGGCGCCGTAGCGAGCCCCGCGCAAGGGTCCACGGTTACCGTGGTGGAATACCATGTTCCTGACGGCTTCCAGTTCGCATTGCGCGGCCGGATCAACGTTTACACCGGCACAATGGTAATCGGCTCGGGTGATGCGCTGTGGACTACAGACGTGAACCGGAAACCGGGCGTGACTACCCCGCAAGGGTGGGGAATCGAAGGCATGACGGCAGAGCCTTACGGCGTGGGCTCTCTGACGGGCGGGCCGTTCCCAGTTCACGGCTATCTGGTGTTCGATCCGAACGATATCATTCGCGTGCGGGCGTCAAACGTCAATGTGGACGCGGACGCTCCAAACTACTTCATTTCTGTTCTAATGGGGTGGATATGGCCCACCGGGAAATAGCGCCACCTAAAACACATTTTCCGGTAACTCCAGTTCAGGTTTCCTGTCCGCATTGCGGCTCTGGCCCTGGTCGCCCTTGTCGTTCTGAAAACGGCGTCCGTCTTCAGATTGCCCATTCAGCGCGGCGAATCTTAGCGCGTTGCGGCGTGACTCCTATACTGGCCCCCTGTGACGCGGAAGAACTCACGCTACCGTGAGAGCGGCATTGTGTCATAATGTACCAATCATGAAACTACGCTATGCGCTGTTTTCTCTTATGACCGTGATTGGGCTGGCTGTCGCTGCGGTCTCCGTCAAGGCGTCCAACGTTTCCTGTCCGCTACACTCGCATTCGGCGGCGGGTTCCTTTGCTCCGATTCCGCAGAGTCCCGCTACCGTCGAACAGGAATTAGCCAATTGCCCGTTTCTCGCGGAAGTGAAGCGCTGGCAGGAATGGCGGCAACGGCACCCGAACGCCCATAGTCGATTTCCGAAGCTGAACATTGAGGCGAACGCTGCCAAAGTGCAAGCGGTCAACCTGGGGGCGCTGGCCTTCAGTCCGACTCCCGATGATGAACCGGAGCCCGATCCTTCTAGCGAAGGGTGCGGCTGTGGCTGGTGGACGGCGCTAGTTGGCGGGTGCGGTCTGCTGCATATGCTTTACGGTACCTAGTTCATGAAGCGCAAGACATCGCACTTCAACCACGATACGAAACCTCCGGCTCCTGAGGATCAGATACCGGGACGCGGGCCGCTGCTGCACCCGGCGAGTCCCGCTTCTTCAAGCCGTCCGACTCCCAAGCCCGAAGAAAAATAGCATGTCCCTCGAACTCATATTTTGCAGCGGCTTCGACTTCCACAATACAGCGGGCCTCGCCTTCGACTGGGACAATGTAGGGACCGACACGAAGGTAAACACCACGTTGGGAGTCCCGCGCACTGGCATAGGATGCCTAGAAATTACAAGCGCGGCATTTGGCCCTTCGAAGGTCTTCACGGCAAGCGATCAGGTGATGTGTACCACGGCCTTTAATCCCAACGGGGGAGTTCCGGCCGGCACAAAAGCAAATATCATGTGGCTGATTTCAGCGGCCACGGCAGATCAGCAAATTCGAGTCTGCTACGAGCCCGATCTTTCGATATCGGTCTACAACGGCAATGATCCCTTCCCGCTGCTGCTGGGGCAAAGCGCTGCGGGCGTAATCGACACTTCCGGCTACAACTACATCACCTGCAAAGCGTTCATTCACGCCACGCAGGGCAGTGTGCAAATCCGGGTTAACGGCGTTCTGGTGTTGAATCTTCAGAACGTCAAGACGCGCGTTACGGGGTCGGCGGCAAGCGTGGATAAGTGGCAACTCTTGAGCCTTTCAACTACCACCCAGTATCACGATGATTCGACGCTTTGGTACTGGACGGATGCCGCAGACGATATCACCGGCGCTCCGCTGATCTATTGCGCAATGCCTACCGCAGACGTATCGGTCGCATGGACTCCCAGCGCGGGCGGAACTAACTTCAACCTGGTGGATGAAATTCCGCAAAGCACAGTGGATTACGTGTCATCGGCCGCGGCGGGGTCGATTGATCAATACACCCATGCTATTCCCGTTCTTGAGCAAGTTCCCGCGCTGCCGGCGTCTTTTACCGTGCTCGGGTGTCTGCATTCCTTGCTGGCTGAACTCGACGGGCCGGGAGCGCACACGCTGGCTTCTGATGCGGACGGGGATGTAGGAGCGGCGGAAGCTCTCACTACTTCGTATGCCTACCGGGTGACACCGAGAACACCGGGGCCGGTTTCTTCCCTGGCAACTTTGGCGACTACACCCTTTGGGCCGGATCTGGTAACATAAACACCGGGTTTGGTCGCGCGTCCAATGTCTTCCACGCTTCAGCGCTCTAACGCCGGTCGCACAAAGCGGGCCTTGCAGCGGCTTTCTATTTGCCCGTGCGGGTATCCCGTTCTTCACGATGACATCGCAGTAGGAACGGTCTATCTGATTAACCTTTCAACACTGCGGGATGGGTTCTTCTATCGCTGCGGGCGCTGTGGGGTCCAACACCGAAACGTTCGTGTAGTCGATGCGGCGTCCGTCCGGAATCCGACTGCGCTATTTCGCCCCTTGCCATACGAACTATTTGAAAGGGCGTCTTGAATGGCTCCAGCAATTCCCTTTGCTCCTGGCCTCTACTCGGTTCCCATCCAACGGCATTTGCTTGGCCTCGGCGGGTCTGTTCACCTCGCACCACCCAGCTTCCTCGATCGAGACGGGCGGGAAGTGGAGGGAATCTGGGTGGAAGTGGCCTGCGGCGACGGATACAAGCGCTATAGGGCGCTGCCGACTCTCCGGCGCTGCCAACACCCGGCGAATGCTGCCCGATACAATGGCGGGCGTCCCTTGCCCGAAGAAAGGGCGCTTTAATGGCGGCTCGGGTAGCTCAATCCGTCGTACAACTCCTGCTGGCAACCAATCCGAACGCTCGCGTTGCTCAATCTGTAGTGCAACTGATCCTGATACCCTCTCCGGCTCCCCCGGCAACAATTCCTTTCCGGCCTCTTGGCGGTGGCGGGATGATCGAGCCTCAATGCTGCCCTCCAGCACCTCCTAGACCAAGGTGTGTGGATGAATACCCGGAGTCTGAACCTATGAGTGCTGAACTGATTCAGAGTTTGTTCCGCCATCGGCGGTAACGGTTTCTTCGGGCGTGGGCGGTATCCGGCTGGAACTGGCAGTACTCGCCGGACGCAGCGCACTGACGTACAATCCAGATAAATGACGCGGGCAGAACGAGAGACGATCCGCAAAGCGCTGAAGTTGATAATGGCCGACGATGCGGACTTTCACGCGGGCGTATCGATGCTGGCAGAGCTCGCCGGTCTCACCTATCCGGCCAACGATATATTGAAGACCGCACGTCGCATGGACATTCGGACACTCGCGGCGCGGTCCAACTCCACGTTCCGCGTGTCTCATAAAGGGTAATATTCCAACGCTGTGAGACGGTCTGGTACTGGTGGGCCTTGCGGATTCTTGTAAGTTCGTCTCATAATGCAGGGCATGAACGGCACTCAGATTGAACAGCGCGTAGCTCTCGCGCTTCTGCATACCGAAACTGCAAAGATAAAATTGCTGGCCGTGGCGCAGCGATGCGCTTACCCTCAAATGCTGATGCCTTCGGAACTGGCCGATCTTCGCTCTAACGCCATCACTGCCCAAATTGACTTGCGGGCGGCTCTGCGTGAGGCGGATATCGTGTTTCAACTGGTCGGGCCAGCGAAGGACGCGGCATGACTCCAGAGCAGTTACATGTTCTTCAGCACTCCCTTGGCGTGGATCAGTACGGGCAAGGGCGGCAGTATCGCAATCATTTCTGCGCTGGGGGTGCCGATGTCGCCCTCTGCCGTTCGCTAGTGGGGTTGGGCTATATGATCGAGCGGCCCGCGAGCGAACTGACCGGGGGTTCTCCGCTGTTTCATGTCACGGATGCCGGGAAAGCGGCGATGCTAGCGGAAAGCCCGAAAGCACCCGTGCTTACGCGGTCGCAGCAACGGTACCGGGACTTTCTGCATGCCGATACGGGCGGTTCGTTCATAGAGTGGCTAAAGGATCGGGCTGAATTCGAGCGGGAACGGCGGCGGGCATGATCTACGGCTATGCCCGCGTCTCCACCGGCGAACAATCCCCAGCCCTGCAACTCACAGCACTGAAGAACGCCGGGTGTCAGACGATCTTTCGTGATAACGGGCTCTCCGGCAAGAACATGCACCGGCCCGGTTTGAAGCGCTGCTTAAAGGCTCTCGCGTCCGGCGACACGCTTACCGTTTGGAAAATGGACAGACTGGCCCGAAGTCTAAAGGACCTGATTTCGATCTTGGACGATTTAAAGGGGCGGGGTGTCTCGTTCCTTTCCGTTACAGAGTCTATCGACACCGGAACGCCAGCGGGCCGCGCCATGTGGCAACTGATCGGGGTATTCGCGGAACTGGAACGTTCGATGATCCAGGAGCGCACGCAGGCCGGATTAAAAGAAGCGCGGCGGCGGGGCGTGAAGTTCGGGCCGAAAGAAAAACTGAACTCGCAGCAGATCTTGCGAGCAAAGTCGCTGATCGACAAGGGAGAGAAGGTGTCTGACGTGGCGAAACTTTACAATGTAAGCAGGGCTACTCTGTACCGGGTGTTGGCGGCGTGAAGTTCATTCACGATTCGCGTACGCCCTACTTCCCGCGTCCGGTCGAAGACTTGCCGCGCTGCCTGAATCCGGATTGCGCCTGCCACACCGGGCCGGAGTCAGAGCGGGTACATACTCCGTTTCCGCAGTTCCACCCATACGAACTTTCCACGTGCTATTGCTGCTCGGAATGCCACAGCGTGCGTAAGCCTTTCGTCCGGCTGATGGAATCAGGCAAGGGGCGCGGGCGGTGAAGCCAAAACGCCATCGCTGCCACTACTGCGGGAAACTCAGCGCTTCGGCGCGGCGCGTGATCGATAGCGGCTCCATTTCATCGGAACTCTATTGGGCGTGTCGCAGCACTGAGGCGTGCTGGAAGCGGCGCTTGGGAAAGACCCGCGTTACGTGTCTCGTGATCGGCAACCCTCCCACCCGGCGAATGAAGTCACGAAAGAGGCGCGGGCGGTGAGGCGCGACGAAGACGGCGTTTGGGTTCCTTGGCCTTCGAATCGCACGCCAGAGCATAAGCCGCACACCATAGACCCTGAAACGGGAATCTGGCCCATGTCGGAATGGGGGTCAGAATGCGCTCGTGGTTTCGTATCGGATGCCCGCTTCTCAGCTACAGATAAAGTCATTCCACGGACCAATCGAAACGAAACGCGGAAGTGGCGGGCGGTCAAAAGCGCGTGAGTCTGCCCCTCTGCATTGATCTATTCTGCGGGCTCGGAGGATGGGCCGAAGGCGCTCTTGCCGAAGGGTACGAAGTGGTGGGATTCGATATCGAGCGGCACTGCTACGGCGATCAGAAATACCCGGCTCAACTCGTGCTGCAAGACGTTCTGACGCTCCACGGTTCACAGTTCAAAGACGCGGCGCTTATCGTGGCAAGCCCTCCGTGTCAAGCCTACTCGTACATGGCGATGCCTTGGGATCGTGCGAAGCGGGAGATACGCTGGCAACGCTGGATGCAAACCTCGAAGTTCTCCCCTGGCTTCACGCTCAACGCATTGTTTGATTCGTGCTTCCGCATTCAGCAAGAGGCAAGCATTGCCACCGGTCGCAAGATCCCGATGGTAGTGGAGAACGTGAAAGGCGCTCAACCTTGGGTGGGCTCGGCACGCTGGCATTATGGGTCTTTCTACTTGTGGGGTGATGTGCCAGCATTGATGCCGTTCTCCGGGGCGCGGCTGAAGGGTCGCAGCAACTTTCACGTATTCGAAAAAACCGGGATGCCGTCTCCGTCCTGGCACGGCGCGGACCATGAAGTCAGCGTGCGGCGCTACGTGGAACTTACAAAGAACAACGGTGGCGTAAAGCAGGAGGGACTTTCAGGCCCGAAGTGGTTCAACGAAGGCGCGGCCTCAAAGTCTTCCCGTTCGAATGCCCGTAAAGCCGCTAGCGCTCAAATTGCGAAGATTCCCTTTGAACTGGCCCGGTACATCGCTTCCGTTTACAAACCCTGATACACTTTCATTCGTGCCTACCCTGGCAGATCTCGCCAACGCCATCTTTCGGCAAGAGGGCGTACTTCGCGCAGACGGAACCTGGAACACGTCAAGCGTGGGATACCGGAACAACAACCCCGGCAATCTGATCTACGCGGGGCAACCAGGTGCGCGGCCGGCCGTAATGTTCGATCCCGGCATGGGCCAGAATCAAACCTACGCCGTCTTCGACACATTGGCCGATGGGATCGCGGCGACTCAGCGGCAACTGGCGCTGGACGCTTCCAGGGGCCTTACGCTGTCCCAGAGGCTTTCCACGTGGGCAACTGGCAATAGAGAAGCGTACGTCTCGAACGTTTCATCCTGGCTCGGCGTAGACCCCAATACACCCCTAAGCAGCTTGGGACCTCCAGGGGATTTTCGTTTGGTCCCTCGTCACCCGCAGACGAAGGGACGCAAGCGGTAATCGGCGGGAGTGAACTTTCAGACGGGGCAATTGCTGCAATGGCGCTTGGCGGGGCGGCGCTGCTTGTGGTACTCTTCAGCTAATCAATCGCAGTCGATGTTAGGGAACTTCACGTGTAAATGTGCGAGCGGGCCGGGATTTGAAACCCCGGCCCGTTTCGCTTGCGGGGGCCTTACTTCTTTGCCTTTTTGCTCAGTGTCGGCGCTTCGTCGGCCTGCTCCTCGGGCGTGCCTGCGGTGATGTCCACCGAGACGGCGCCACTACCGAATACCTGAACTTCCAGGACTCCGGACAGTTCCGAAACGCCTTCGCCTAAGTCGGCGTCCACCTTCACACTGACGATTGCGCTTCCCAGCGGACCTACCGCTTTTGCAACGGCGCTCATGCCATCGGCGGCGGGTTCGACGCTCAATACTTCGGAATTGCTGGACGCCCATTCCGGCTTGCCGTCGATCGCGGCCGGGTTTCCT